TGGACGGACAGTATAGAACAGGACTTGATCCTAATGCTAGTTACATCCGTAGAATCTCTGATCCTCTTGAAAGAGAAATGGAGACTGAACGTGTTAAAAATCTTAGAGACAAATTACAAGCTGCATTGGGAGATGTTGACTTAGGTCCTCGTTCTAGTTTCTGGAACTATGGATTGTCTACATCAACAAGCGATACACTGCACGTTCAGCCTGTAAAACTTTTGGATGGTGATAACTTCTTTGATCTTTCTATTCCTTTTCAGGAATTAGCCTTCTCATGGCTTCGTGTTCATCCAACAATTGCAAGCTCTTATCAAGCTTGGGAGCGTGGTGAATATCCAGCTGAAACTCAGTTCTATGTAGCTGATGATGAAATCGAGAATGCTGTTCTGTTCAAGAAGAAGCAAATGATTAACAAGGCTATTGTTAAGTTTGACGGAATGACTCCTGAAAGAAAAAGAAAAGTGGCACGTTTGTTGGGACTACCTGTGACTGATGATACTAAAGAGGAAGCAGTTTACAACCTTGTAGACAATGTCCTCAAACAAACCGAGTTTAAAAACGGTAAGTATCAAGGACTCAATCCTGTTGAAGTGTTCACACGCTTCGCAGACATGAAGGATAACTTACTCCATATTAAAGACTTAGTGAAGCAAGCCATCACCCATTCCATATATAGATCTAAACCTAACGGTAAAATATATGAAGGTGAGTTTGAAGTAGCTAAGGACGAAGATGATTTGATTAAGATGCTTTCTGATGATGATAATCAGGATCTCCTGTTAACACTCGAAGGAAAGCTGAAAACTAAGAAATTAGCTGCAGTATGATACCAGTAGACAGTTTATTATACAAGATCGACCAAAAACTAAATAAACTGTCAACCAATATTCACCAGCAAATAAACTTAGAAGATAAGATCTTAGCACTTAATGAGGCTCAGATAAAGCTGATAAAACAAAAGGTTGATGGTTTTAGTGTAGTTAGCGGAATGGGACTTGATGCTTTTAAGAAGCGTTATGAGGACCTTCAAAGCTTGGTCGTAACATACAACCATCAACCTCTTGATCTCACTCTCAAGAACAAAGAACTAAATCAATGGTTTGCTAATCTGCACCTGCTTGTTCCTAAGTATATGTTCTACATTGATAGTTATATACTTGCTGACAAAGGGGTGTGTAAGGATAGAAAGATCTGGATAAACAGAGACTTGGCTAAACATGGTGACCTTCAGTTCATTCTGAATAACGACCATTACAAACCAAGCTTTGAATACCAAGAGACTTTCAACTTCCTTTCGACAGATGAAATATCCATCTTTACAGATGGTACGTTCACTCCTAGTAAGATATATATGTCTTATATGAGATATCCAGTGTATATAAATGCAGAAGGATATGTCATGCTAGATGGCCAACCATCATTTAACCAAGACTGTGAACTTGAACTCTATCTAGAGGATGAGTTGTTAGACTTAACAGTACAAAACCTGGCCATGTACACAGAGAACGCTGCTGCTGTTCAGAGTGCACAGTTCAGGATACAGACAAACGAATAAATTTTTTAATCACCTAAAATAAAGCAAAATGGCTGATTTTTCATTAACTACGCTCTTCGTAGTACCAGTAGGGCAATCTGCGCTCCCTAGCTCTGGATCTACGCAAGACTTAACAGCAGGTCAGGTTGGTATTTACAAATCTGATTACACTGTTGCCACAGCTGGTAACATTGCTGCTTCTCCTTACTTTTATATTGCGCAGGGCCGTACAAACACTTATCTGCAAGGCTCTAAGCGTTCTGATAAGATTAAAGGCTGTCCTTCAGGATCTGGCTGTAGCAGCAACGTAACTGAGTGGTACAAAGTGGACGGTTGTCCTACTCCTCTCACTCAAATTACAGATGTTGTTAACTGGAACGCACAGTGTGGTGACATCATCACTGTTACACTTCGTGCTCACTCTAGCTACCTTGACACCTTGTACTTCAACGGTTTCACTCGTTCAGTAACTGTAAATGCACCTTGTTGTGATTGCGGTGGTGATCCTTGTTCTGACGTTGATGTACCTGCTTTGATTGATGATGTTATCTATCACTTCAATCTTCAAGCTCCTGGTAACAACCCTGACAACATCACTTTCTCTGACTTCTATCAGTTCCAGAGAATTGGTAACGACCAAAACGCTTTCTTGCGTATCACTGGTAAGCCTCTTACCAAATATGGTCAGCCTTGTGATGTAGCAGCATTTCCTTTCGAGTATGACAGAATGTGGTTCCGTACATTCGTGTTCAGCGGACCTGCAACTACAGCTGACTTCATTGTAGCTGATCCTTGTAACACTGTTGCTGATCCTGTTGTTGTACAGCGTTCTTCTTACGCTTCTGGTACTTCTGCAGAGATTGCACAATTGGAGAAAAACTTCTACAGCTACCAAGCTGGTTACCTGAAGCATCTCTACAGGATGAATGGTTACAATGAGAACTTTGAAAGCTGGGTGAGTGATGGTACAACTTATACCACCTACTACATCAAGTTTAATGAGTTCGACAAGTCTGCTTATCAGTGGGGCGATTATATCTATGAAGACAGCACTGTAATCCTTGCTGTTCAGAAAGATAGCGCTATGGAAACCGCTATTGAGGCAGTTCTTGTGGCAGGTCTTGGTGCAGTTGTTGCTCAGAACAGTGCGTGTGTAACGACCACTTCTACAACAACCACTGTATGGCCTTCTACTACTACAACATCAACCTTGATTCCGTAATAGTAGGCAAGTAACATAGATTATATAACCTAAGCCAGAGGTGAGAGGATACTACTCAATCCTCTGGCTTATTTATTTAAAGCAACATGGCAGATTTAAAACTAGACATATTGGTGATCCCAACGTATAATGTAACGACTCTTGGGGTTGCTGATGCTTCCGTTTACCCAACTAATCCTCCTGTTGTTTCTGGTGCTACAATTGAAATTACGGTTCCTGGATTTGGAACATTTATTAAACCATTCAGCGTTAACGACTTTAACATATTCACCACGTCAAATTTAGGAATAACCCCGCCAGGTATAGATCAACCTCTACCAGATGGGGTTTACCGTTTAAAATACTCTGTAGCTCCTGCATATATAAACTTTGTAGAAAAGTCAATTATGCGTGTTGAACAGCTGCAAGAGAAGTTTGATGGTGCGTTTATGAAGCTCGATATGATGGAATGTGATAGAGCTATTAAGACCCAAGCAAAAGTGGATCTCAACTCTATCTATTTCTTTATGCAGGGAGCTATTGCTGCTGCAAACAACTGTGCTGATCTTGAAGCAACAAAGCTTTATAATCAGGCAGACATGATGCTGAATAATTTTATAAAGAACAATTGTGGGTGCTCTGGAACCAACTACGTTATAAATTTCTACTAATATGGCTATGTGTAAAAAATGTGGAGCTAAGGTTGGATGCGGATGTCAATTGATTAACGGTCTTTGTGCTGCATGTAATAGTGCTGTAAAACAAGGAAGAAAACTTATAGGAAATGTTATCACCCAGGCTCACAAATTGTCCAGAGTGCGCTAGTATCCCAGCATTGATTGGCGATATAGATTGCAAACTAGCTTCTCTTGGAAACAATTTGTACAATAATGTTGTGTTTATGTTGAACCAGCCTGTACCTGGAGGGGTGATGCTGGACCTCATAAACTACAGAAGAATACTTGTCTACAAGTATTGTAACCCCGATTATGCTGCTCCATTCACGGTGAACATGATCGCGAGTAGAGTAAAACTTTTAAAATATAAATAAATGTCCAACATTTGTTCAAATTGCTATAACGGATGTACAGAAACCACATCTGATCAATGTGTAAGATATACGGGCGTGGATGTTCCTATTTTGGGAATCAAGACAGGAGACTCTCTTTCGTATGTTGAGCAAGCATTGATTACGTTTCTTACATCTACGCTCGATGGAAGCGGAATAATCCTACCCATCAATCCTCAGATTATTTGCGAGATTGTAAGTAAGAATCTTGTATCATGTGAAGACCTCAGTCTTCCAAATGTAATCAGCGCAATCATCAAAGCTGTATGTGAACTAGACACACGTGTTACTGCTCTAGAGGATGACTTTGCTGCTTTAGAAGCATCTTACACTGTGGGATGTCTTACAGGCGTAACTGGTTCCTCTGGAACACATGATATTCTGCAAGCTGTAATTACAAAGCTTTGTGGCTTAGAGGTGGAGCTTGATGCTCTTGCTCTTGATGTAGACACAAACTATGTAAAGCTCGCTGACCTCAACTCTCTGATTGCAGCCTACCTTGCTAGTGTTGGAACTAGCACTAAGTATTACAACCGCATGGTTCCTTATGCTGTTGTAGAATACTATGGTACGCTGACAGGTAAGTTTGATGGTACAGGTGCAGGTATTGTTGGAACTGATTGGGAGAAAATCTATCTCTGTAATGGCTTAAATGGCACTCCTGATAAAAGAGGACGTGTGCCAGTTGGTGCTACAACAGGTATGGGTGGAGGAGCTTTCAATCCTGCAGTGGACCCTGCCATAGCTGGTAATCCTGCTTATGCCTTATTGGGAACTGCTGGTTCTAACACTGTGACCCTTTCAGCTACAGAAATCCCTGCTCACTCTCACTCAGCTACAGCTATTGTAACTGACCCTGGACACTTGCATACAATTTCATATGCCCACGGAGAAGCTGATCAGAATGAACCTGGTGTGTATGGTGATCTCATGGATATGAATGGCACAAAGAGTTCTTCTACTAGCACAAACACAGCAGTTACAGGAGTTTCTGTGGCAGTGAGTGTTGGTTCTACAGGAGGCGGATTAGCCCATACTAACTACCAGCCTGGTCTGGGATGCTACTACATTATGTATATTCCTTAATAGTTAAACTCTTTATATAAAATGTTATTCCTTCCACAAAATCCCTGTTGTACAACAGCTCCACTTGTGACACCCATTTCTTGTGGATGTGATCCTTGTGCTGCACCCCCTATACCAACTAATAATGTTTCGTACAGTGGGCCCAATCTTTCTTGTACGTTGATTGCAAACTGTGATTCAGCAACTGTAGCTTTCCAAAAGATTGACACTCAGATTTGTAGCCTCAAACAGCAAATCTACAATCTTCAGGTGGCTTTGGCTAATTGTTGCCCAACCACTACAACAACGTCCACTTCTACAAGTTCAACAACAACAACCACCACAACAATTGCTTGTCCTTCTTGTTTGTTCTATTCTGTGACTAATTCAACGTTGTCACCTGTTAATATATCCTACTACCAATGTGGAGGGGTTCTTGTAGAAACTTCTGTAGCAGGACCTAGTACGATATATGTATGTGCTTGCGAAGGAACATTAGTTGTGCCTCCTGTACCAGGTGTGTCATCAGCTAATCTTGGAGCATGTCCTACAACAACCACTACAACTACTGTAGGGTAAAGTAATAAAAAAGCTCTGTTTGTTGGTTTTCAGGGCTTCTCCCTGGGGTTTCTACCCTGGGGAGTTTTTTTATTTATAACCAACTTGGTTAGAATGGATAACTGGAAAGGTTAAAATAATTTGGAAAATATCAAAAAACCTTCGTACCTTTAGGGCAATTTTAATTATAAAAAGTTGCAAATGCCTGAAAATCAATCTCTTCTGCAACAGCTGGAGCAAATGCTTCACTGGAAAAAGAGCAAAAAGTTCTATGCAGACAAACTAAACATCACAGAAAATGAGGTGGATGAGTTAATGAGGGAGTTGCGAGGATCAGAAGAAATACAGAATGACGCTGAAATTGCGAACTATATTGGAGAGCTAGAAGACCATGTGGTAAGGTTTTTGGAGGATGTGCAGAAGGGAACAGGTGAGGTGGTATTCAACTCCAAAGATGAAATTAAGAGCTTAGACGAGTTAATTGAGAAGTGCAATATTGACACAGAAAAGTGGGAGATAACTAAATACGTACAGAACTACTGGGGTAATGGTAACCAGCCTCATTGGCAAGTGAAAGCTTGGTTGGGTAAGAAGAAGGATGAGCAAGTGTTTCAAGATAGCTTCATATCCTTCCTAGAAA